ATGCAGTAGGTAGTAGAAAACCAAGTAGTTCGTCAAGAACATTCTGCAAGAATATGATGAGATTAGCAAAGGCAGGTTTTGTATATAGAATAGAAGACATTGATAAAGCAAGTGATGCAGGAGTTAATAAGCAATTAGGACATAAAGGACGAAAATACGACCTTTTCAGGTTTAAAGGCGGGGTTTACTGCAGACATATTTTTAAAGAAATATTATACAGACTTAAAAAAGGAACAGAATTAAAAGACGGACAAAGTTTAGACGATGATTATAATACAGTTAAATCAATACCTAAAAGTTATGTAAGAAAACCTAAAGGATTAAAAGATAGTAAAATAGCACCAGTTAATATGCCAAATCAAGGACATTATCCAGGCGTAAAATAAATTAAAATTATGGCAATACAACACACTTTATACATTAGTAGTTCAAGACTAAAATCAGATTCAGCTTTGCAAGGTTCAGTTGATGATGATTTAATAATGCCTTATATATTATTGGCTCAAGATATGCACATACTACCTGCATTAGGTACTGAATTAGATAATGATTTAAAAGCGCATATACAAGCAGGTTCATTAGCAGGAGATAATAAGACTTTAGTGGAAACATATATACAACCTGCTTTAGTGCAATTTGCATTCTCTGAATTAATCCCTTATTTGCGTCTACGTTTCAGTAATAATAGCGTTGTAATTATGGGTGCTACAGAACAATCTAGTAGTGCTTCTTATGATGATTTAAAACCAGTAATGGATACCGCAACAAATGCAGCAGAATTTTATTTAAAAAGATTAATTACTTATATTAGAAATAATACTGCTTTATATCCAAAATATAATACTAATACTGGTGCTGATTTAGACCCAAATACAAGTGCATATTTTTCAGGAATACAATTAGAACCAACATTACCAAGAAGTAATAGATTAAAGAATTTTTTACAAGGAGCAAATATTACTATTTATGGGTGTTAAGCGTAGAGAATACCCTTCTAGTAAAGAGAATTTTAAGAAGTTAAAAACATATATTAAAAAACTAAACAATGGCAGGACAAAGATTAACCGACAAGACAG